CCGCTGCGGGTAGCTCCCGCCGTTGCCCTGCCTTCAACTGGGGGCGGCCATAACCATTTGAAGGATGGAGTGAAGCGTGCTAACGCCAGTAAAAGACTATCTACCATTTATTCTAATATCGTCTGTTAGGAACCTCCCGCCGTCAGCTCGTAAGCGAGAGCTTATGCGTATGTATGAATTAGGGTTGCTGACACCAGACGAAATGGAATTAGCTATTAAAGCTTACAGAATTGAGGGGGCTTGATAATGGCTGAATACCCATCACTGCCTCTTTTCACAGACGCATATTTGGCTGACACTCTGCACCTAACAACCCTACAGCACGGGGCCTATCTGTTGCTGCTTATGGTGGCTTGGCGTACAAAAGATTGCGCACTCCCTAATAACGACGACTTGCTTGCCAGATGGTGCGGCTTGGATAAGCGCACTTGGAAGAGCAATAAAGAGGTTATTCTAGATTTTTTTTACCTCGGAGAAGATGGGCTATTAAGACAAGGAAGGCTCACTGACGAACGCAAATATGTTGATCAGATGCGAAACAAAAATGCAGCCGCTGGCAAAGCTAGTGCATTGAAAAGAAAAGGAAGGCACCCAACGACTGTTCAACCAGAAGGCAACGAAACTTCAACCCCCACACCCACACCCACACCCACACCCACACCTAATGAAAATAGTAGTATGAATAATGGAATAGATAATAAACCCCCTATATCCCCCACAGGTTCGGAGGAAGGGTTTGCCGATTTTTGGGGTAGCTGGAATCCGTTTGATATGCCGAAGGGGAACAAGTCTCAAGCCCTGAAGTTTTACCGAGCCGCCTTGAAGGTTATCCAGCCGAGCGAATTGGCAAAAGCGGCAAAGGCCTATTGCGATGACTGCAAGCGTCGGAAGTCAAAAACGCAACACGTCTCAACTTGGCTAAACCAACGTGGGTGGGAATCTGTTCTAGATAGCGGCACAAGCAATCCGAAAGCAGACCCAGACGGCTACGGGTGGGGGTTCATGTGATCACGCTACTAGAAAAAATCAGGAACATGGGGATAATCCTAAAAAGCGACTCCGCTGGAAAAAACCACATGACAACCTGCCCGAATTGCTCTCATCTTCGCAAAAAAAAGACCGACCGATGTTTGAGCGTTAAAATCTCAGACGACTACCAATCCGCTGTTTTCTACTGTTTCCACTGCTGCAACAAAGGAGTTATTAAAAATGATGACGTTCAAAACAATCGAGTTTCTGACAAATCGCGGGCTGGACGTGGAAACACTGGAAAGCTTCGGCCTTCACAGCGAGCAGCGTCATGGCGATGAATGGCTTGCAATCCCGTATATGCTCAATGGCGTTGCTGTAAACCACAAATACCGCAAATTGAGCGATAAGCAATTCGAGCAGGACAAGGGCGGAAAGAAAATCTTTTGGAATCAGGACGCCATCACAAACCCTGATTTTCAAGATATGCCGCTGATCATCACCGAGGGCGAGTTTGATGCTATGGCTGCCATCCAGTGCGGCTTCCTTCGTGCCGTGTCTGTTCCAGACGGTGCCCCATCCGAGGAAATTGGCGACAAAGAAAGCGCGAAATACTCGTACATCGAAGAACAACTCGGCATCATGTCTGGCGTTCGCGAAATCATCCTAGCCGTCGATAACGACAAGGCTGGCGTAAACCTTCTTAACGATTTGGCACTGCGTCTCGATAAGGTTCGCTGCAAATACATCCGTTTCCCTAAGCGTAAAGGCTCTGATGAGCGATGCAAAGACCTGAACGAGGTTTTGATGACATACGGCCTCGTCGGTGTCTCTGAAACCATCAATCGTGCAACATGGATGCAGGTTGACGGCGTTTACGCGATGGGCGATCTCCCCCCAGTCGTCGAAGCCCAAGGATACCGTAACGGCATGGGCGGATTAGATGATAACTACATCCTGCGACGCGGCGATTTTTGCGTTGTTACAGGCATACCCGGTCATGGCAAGTCTACATTCCTCAACGATCTGGCTTGCAAAATGGCCCTTAAATACGGGTGGCGCACTGCCTTTGCCAGCTTTGAGCAATCACCGCAGACAGACCACAAGCGCAATCTGCAAAACTGGTTCTATGCCGCGACTGGCATAGGCAAGTCTTCAGAAGCCGATAAATGGATTAACGAAAACTTCCGCTTTATCGTCCCATCCGACGATGACACCCCCAACCTAGATTGGGTTCTGGCTCGATGCGCAATGGCTGTGATGCAGCATAACTGCGAGATGATCATCATAGACCCTTGGAACGAAATAGACCACTGTAAGGGCTTCAATGAGAGCCTGACAGAGTACACGGGGAACGCGATTAAGAAGTTTAAGCGGATGGCAAAGCGCCTGAACGTCCACCTAATCGTCGCAGCTCACCCAGCAAAAATGAAAAAAGAGGACGGAATCTATGTGCCGCCTAGCCTTTACGACATTTCAGACTCTGCACATTGGGCGAATAAAGCAGACGTGGGAATATCGGTTTATCGTCCTTCCCCATCCGTAAACAGAACTGAAATTGCCGTCCTCAAGGCCAGATACTGGGGAATTAACGGGCGCGTCGGTGTATCCTCGTTCTCGTTTGACAGCAAGTGCCGAACATATATCCCGCTCGTCGCTTGACAACGCACCATCAATCGTCCACAATGCAATCGGAGGCAACGCCATGACACTCGCAAACCAGATCGCCGCTCAAATGTCGCAACGATTGGACGCTTACTACCGCGTCATCGCAGCTAAACGCGCGTATAAACTCGCCGATCATGGCTTCAAAAATGGCCACTGGAAAGCCCTTAAAGACGCTCGCACAGCACACCTCCAACTCGGTGAGCCTGTGCCTCAAATCCGCTTTGTCGATATGGTGGCGTAACATGTCCAATCAACCCCTCAAAATAGATTACACGCCAATTTCTGATCTTATCCCGTATGCCCGCAACAGCAGAACCCACAATGATGCACAAGTGGCTCAGATCGCCGCCAGCATGGAAGGTCATGACTGGCGCTTTTGTGTCGAGAACGACTGCTATGTGGCGACCTCAACCGGACTGATTTACCGCGTATGCAGGCGGCAGCGCAGCAGGGCTGGAAGGCTAATTGAGAAATACGAAACTATACTGATGAGAGGCTCTTCCGATAAGGACGGTTATATGATTTACAAAATCCCACTTAATGGCGAAAGAAAAAAACTAAAGGGCCATCGTCTTGTCTTGTCGGCATTTAAAGGTTCGTCCAAACTGGAGTGCAACCACAAGGACGGAAACAAGAAAAACAATTCTATTGGTAACCTTGAGTGGGTTACGAGCGCCGCCAACCAAGCTCACGCGATAGCAACTGGACTCAAAAACCCATACAAGCCAAACACAAAGGTCGCCAAAATTATGCGCAGCGACTATGTGGCGATTTATATCCTGCACAAGCACTTGGGTATAAAAAGGGCTGCTCTTGCACAGGCAAACAGAGTTAGTAGGCAAACGATTGATAACGTAATCAATAAAGTTGAGGTGGCGTGTCATGTCTAAACTAGAGATAAAATATCTGCCCCCCGATAAAATCGTTAAATATATAAACAACTCGCGCACCCACTCGAAAGAGCAAATTGACCAGCTTAAAGCGTCAATTAAAGAGTTTGGTATGTGTACGCCAATTGGCCTCCACAACGGTGTTATCCTGTACGGACACGCTCGCTATGACGCTCTTTGCCAATTGGGTTTTACTGAGATTCCAACTGTGGACTTGTCGCATTTAACTGATACTCAAAAGCGCGCATACGTTATCGCTGACAACAAGATTGCTCTCAATGCTGGTTGGGATGAGCAGATGCTTAAACTGGAACTGGAAGAATTAAAGCTAGCTGACTTCGATATTGATTTAACTGGATTCAGTGATGAAGAATTTAATTTGTTAATGGATGAACATGAACCGCAGAAAGAAGGTTTAACTGATGACGATGCCATTCCTGAGTTAACAGAAGATCCAGTAAGCAAACAAGGTGATATTTGGATACTTGGGAATCATCGCGTTATGTGTGGGGATAGTACTAGTATTGATGATATTGAGAAGTTAATGGACGGTGAAATAGCTGATATGGTTTTTACTGATCCACCATATGGCATTAGTATCGTCAGTGCAGTCGGTAAAGTTGATGGTGGCGGAGTCCCAAAATTCGGGAAGGTTGGTGGCAGCAAGGTTGTGGATGCTAAAGATTACCCTGTTATTATAGGCGACGATACAACACAAACCGCTAGAGACTTCTATTCTACTTGTTTGTCCGCAGGTTTTGAGAACTTCATTATATGGGGTGGGAACTATTTTACTGATTTCTTAACCCCTTCCCATTGTTGGTTGGTGTGGGACAAAAAGAATACAGGTAACTTTGCAGATGTTGAGCTTGCATGGTGCAGTCTAAGCAAATCAGCAAAACTTTATTCTCATTTATGGAACGGCATGTCTAGAGAAGGGGATCATAAAACTGAGTTATCTACTCGCGTCCATCCTACTCAAAAGCCGGTTGGTCTTTTTGTTCAGATATTCTCTGATTTTGAATTTGATTCCGTGTTTGATGGGTTCCTTGGGTCTGGATCGACTCTCGTCGCTTGCGAGAAAACCGGCAAGACTTGCTATGGTATTGAAATGTCTGCTAATTATATTGATGTGATAGTAAAACGCTGGCAAGACTTCACCGGCAAAGACGCTGTACTAGAAAGCACTGGATTAACCTTTAACAATTACGCTAAATGATAACAGGATCACAAGCAGAATTTGCAAGGAAGTATGGATACAGTAAAGCGGCTATAAGTCAATTTAAGAAGGCCGGTCGACTTGTTTTTGTATCACCTGGCGTGCTTGATTTTGAATCAAGCAGACAGCGAATACATGACACTTCTGACCCTAACCGAGCAGACGTGGCCAAGAGGCACGCAAAGTTAAGGAATGCAGATAACAATGAATACAATGATACTGCCAGTTCAAACAGTTTTCAGAATGCTCGTACAGTACGTGAGAAGTATTTGGCGCTTCAAGCAAAGTTAGATTACGAGGTTAATTCTGGATTGTTAGTTAAAAAAGAAGAAGTCGAGAGAGCTATATTCGAAAGAGGCCGTCAGTTTCGTGACGGGCTAATGACTTTATCGCGTCGTATCTCTCCTGATCTTGTTAATAAAAGTAATACGGAAATCGAATCAATATTATCGGAAGAATTGCGGCAAACTTTAATTGGCTTTACTAAGCTACCTATTATCGAATGATCCTTTACGAAAGATTCTTTGATCAGCTTAACCAATCTATCCTGCCGGATTTAAATTTATCTGTCGACGAGTGGGCTGATAAATTTATGGTTATCCCAAAATCTTCAGGATCAAACGAATACGGTAGGTATAGGACAAAGAGAACACCACACGCACGAGAGATCATGCGTGCTCTATCTGATGATCATCCATGCAAGCGAGTTGTTTGTATGGTTTCCAGCCAAATGTACAAAACGCAGATAGCTTTAAATTGGATTGGTGCAAGCGTGCATCAGTCACCTGCTAATTTCTTGCTATTAATGCCAACAGGAAAGCTTCAAAAACGTATCGCTGCTCGTGTTGACAAGACAGTTGCGGAAGTTGATGTATTGCGCGAGAGATTTGCGAAGCCCAATTCACGATCAGCAATAAATAATCTAGACACAAAAGAGTTTATCGGCGGTTCCCTGTTTATAGCTACTGCTGGATCTGCTGCCAACTTATCTGAAGTTCCAGCGCGCCGTGTTGCTTTTGATGAAATTGATAGGGCTGATGTGGATGTAGATGGTGAGGGTGATCCAGTCAAGCTCGCTGAATCAAGACAGACTACTTTTGCGCATAACAAAAAAAGTTATTATTACTCGTCACCAACAATAGATGGCGAGTCTCGCATTTATGATTTGTTTATGGAAGGAACTCAGCGACATGCTCTAGCTGAGTGCATACATTGCGGACATGCTCAGGATTTAGTTTTTGAAAAACTGATTGTATCTAATGATCAAAAGACAGCCATGTACCCGTGCGCAGAATGCGGCGGTATGCACTATGAATCAGATAAGCCAGCGATGTTTAAGAACGGCTTGTGGTCAGAGCCTATCGGAGGTGATGGCGAGACAGAATCGTTTACGTCTCATTCAATGTTCCTGCCGTACGGTTGGATGTCTTGGTTAGATTTGTGGCGCGAGTATGAGGCGGCAAAGAAACTTTTGGACACTGGTAACGATAGCATGATGGTTGTGTTTTACAACACGAGGCTGGCGAGAACATGGAAGCGCAATGTTCAGGTAGTTGATTATCAATCTTTGATTGACCGTGCTGAACATTATCCGCTTCGAGTTGCTCCGGAAGGCGTACTTTTAATAACTGCTGGCGTTGACACACAAGACAATAGTCTAGCTGTACAGATTGTTGGCTGGGGTCGTAACCTAACGGGGTGGGTGTTGGATTACATAGAGCTTCCTGGTGATCCGGCTAACGATCAAGTTTGGGATGATTTGACGGAATTGATTAATCAGGGAATCCAGCATGAGTCTGGATTGGTCATGCAAATAAGAGCCACTGCGATTGATACAGGTGGGCATCGTGGCGAGGCTGTTAAAAGTTATGTTAGGCATGGATATATAACAACACCTATTGCTATAAAAGGATCGTCGAAATATGACGCCGAACCAATTTCGAAGGGCGCAATGATTGATGTTACTTGGAAAGGTAAAACTTACTCTAAGGGTGTTCGTGTGCACCAGGTTGGAACTGTAGAGATAAAGCATGCGCTGTTTTCGAGAATGCTAACCGATGGAGATAAAGATCCAAATGACAGGAAGCTTAGGTTTACTCGTGATTTGTCTAGTGAATATTTTTCTGGATTGATATCAGAAACTTATAACAGATCTAAAAAACGTTATGAGAAAAAACACGATGGCGTGAGAAATGAGCCGATTGATACTTTGACTTATGCTTACGCTGCTTTGCATCATCACTCAATAAGAGCGAACAGATTTAGCGAGAGGGATTGGGATAGATGTATTTTTGGATTGCAAAACAATGGAGTAAATAACAAACGAGTTAAGAATGGTCAAGCAAAGAAAACAAACGACGGCGGAAGGAATAGATTATCTAGCGGCGGCCTGTTAGAACGCATGAGACAAAGGCGGATGAATAAATGGTAGATATTTTATCTAGGGTTTCTGAAGTTCTAATTCAAAACGGAGTTCTGCCGGACCAGGTTGAAAAATCTGTGAATGTAGTACGCAACGAGTACAGGGCAAATAGTGCGTATGTGAGAGTTAGGCCAGATAATTTTGATCAGGTAGTTGTCACTGAGTTTAATAAATTTAAAGACACAAAAATAGTAGCTAAACGTACAGGCATATCACGGGCAACAGTTTATAACATACTGAAGAGAAACAGAAAATGCCATTCACGATAGACCAATTGACAGCAATAGAAAGAGCTATTGCGAGCGGAGAATTAACAATATCTGGACCTGATGGTAGATCAGTAACATATCGCTCAATGAACGATCTTCTTAAAGCTCGTGACATTATAAAAATGGGATTAGATAGCGCAAGCGGAACAAAGAAAAAGAAATTCTCTTACATTAAATTTGGTAATCGATAATGTCAAAACTTGAGAAGGTCAGGGCGGATATTGGTAAGCGTGTAATTAATTTAGTTACAAAAAGATCATATGACGGAGCTAGAACAGATCGACGCTCAAATGGCTGGGTAGCTGCTGGTAGTTCTGCTAACTCTGAAATTCTCCCACAGTTATCTATTCTAAGAAATCGTTCTCGAGAGTTGGTTCGCAACAATCCATACGCGTCAAAAGCTATGCGGGTTTTATCATCCAATAGAATTGGCACAGGCATCATGGCTACGATAAACGACAAGAGCG